GCGCAATAGACGTTGTATCTTCGTTGTCTACTACAGAGTAAGCGCTAACTCCAATTACGGAAACAGCGAGAACTCCAGCGAGCGTTGCGAGAATCTTCTTCATTTCGCACCTCCTTGAGTGAACATATGACCACCATATAACGGAACGATAACGGTGTCAAACTACTGTACAGTAGAGACTCAAGCTAGTATCTGTGGAGGTACATCTAGTGGTCTCGCAAGAGTTGAGACACAAGGCTAGAGATGCTACACTAGAGGTATAAGCAAGCGCAAGTGCTAGCCTGAATCAAACGTGTGATACACTAGAGATAACGGCTGGCACCCGAGCAAAACTTAACAAGACTTACTACGTAGTGAGAGACCCCTTGCGGACAGGTGCCAGCCAAATCGCAAGGGGTCTTTTCCTTTTGCGTAGTGAGCAGGGCTGGCACTATATCCAGTCGTGGAGGATAACCGGGAGGTACCCACACTCCCTAAGCGCAAATGCGTGAGCGACCTCTAGGCTTACAAAAGGGTCATTTATGCCTACAAGGAGAAAGACAATGAAAATTAGTTACTATACCGTAGACGGTAATCTTGATAAGACTAACGGTTACGGAAATGCTGGATTCCAGTTGATTCGAGCGCTTCAGCGCTCTGGGCACGAAGTGCCCTTTGATGATGAAGAGGCACCAATTCAGATTAGCTTCTGTCAGCCTACCCATTACAGATTCCATGACGGACAGTACAAGATTGGCTACACACCTTGGGAAAGTACTGAGCTTCCTGATGGCTGGCTAGAGGCTATGAACGATTGCGATGAAATCTGGGCTACGTCCGATTGGGTTCTTGATGTCTATGCCAAGGCGGGAGTCAAGGTTCCAATGACTGTTGTTCATCATGGTCTTGACCCTAAGTGGAAGACTATTGACCGCTCACAAAGAACCGGCCCGATTCAGTTCTTCCATCATGGAGAACCGGCTCTTCGCAAGGGTGGCCAATTGACATTGGATGCATTCAGACAAGCCTTCGGAGACAGTGAAGATGTTCACCTCACTATCAAGGCTAACTCTCAGCATTACCTGAGAACCTGGAAGGAGGGAGTCTTCTCCTTGCCTGAATACAACAACGTGTCCATCATCACCCAACTCTTGTTTGAGAACGAGCTTGTAGACCTTTACAATAGAATGGATTGCATGGTCTACCCAAGCTATGGCGAGGGATTCGGACTCATCCCATTGCAGGCTATTGGAACTGGAATGCCGGTTATTGCAACAGCAGAATGGGCTCCTTATCGGCGCTTCATTGACTTCCAGGTCAAAACCCGCACTGACCGTAGCATTTGGCCGGTTCATCCAGGTAATGTCTATTACCCAGACTTCGAAGACTTGAAGCTTCTGATGAAGCTTTTCAAGGAAGAACGGAAGGTCTGGACTTACACCGCAATGTATCATTCATACAAAGTTCACCGCGAATTCGACTGGGACACCATCGTCAAAAAGCTCGAAATTCACCTCGAAAAATTCGCATAAATTGGTGCCCGCTAAATCTGGCGGGCATACAATTGTAAGTACTGATATCACATTAAAGGCCCTCCTGACCGGGGGTCTAGGAGGAGTCTACTATTTTGGAAAGTTTCATCGGTGATGACGGCAGAATCACCGACCCATACCGCAACTTTATCCACCAATCACGGTATGCGCGCTGGCTCGATGACGAGAACCGCCGCGAGACGTGGGTAGAGACCGTTGACAGATACGTCAACTTCATGGTTGACCACCTAAAGTCAAATGTTGGACACGAACCAAGCGTTGATGACGTCGAGCTTGTTCGTCACTACATCTTGAATCACATGTCACTACCAAGCATGCGTGCATTGATGACTGCGGGACCAGCACTGGCCCGTAACAACGTCGCCGGATACAACTGCTCATACATCGTTATGAACGACCCAGTTGCATTTGACGAGGTATTGTTCATTCTTATGAATGGAACCGGCGTTGGATTCAGCGCCGAGAAGCGTTACACGGACCAGCTTCCAACTGTTCCTTACCTTCACCCAAGCAACCAGCTAATCACGGTTGAGGACTCCAAGGAAGGATGGGCGCGGGCTTATCGAGAGCTTGTAACCGCTCTCTACGAAGGCCGGGTTCCAGATTGGGATGTAAGCCAGGTTCGACCAGCAGGAGCACGTCTAATGACCTTTGGTGGCCGCGCAAGTGGTCCAGAGCCATTGGTTGACCTGTTCAAGTACACCATCGAGAAGTTCCAGGGAGCATTTGGCCGCAAGCTAACCTCATTGGAAGTTCACGACATCGTTTGCAAGATTGCATCCGTCGTCGTTGTCGGTGGAGTTCGTCGTTCAGCCCTAATTTCTTTGGGAGACCTTGACGACCAGGACATGGCAGTTGCAAAGTCTGGAGCTTGGTGGGAGAAGGATGGTCAGCGTGCATTGGCTAATAACTCAGCCGTGTATGAAGGCCGACCAAGCCGCGACGTATTCGACCGTGAATGGCAGAGTCTAATTGACTCTGGCTCGGGTGAGCGTGGAATCTTCAACCGCAAGGCTTCACAGAACCAGGCAAAGAAGAATGGCCGTCGCTCAATTGGATATGAGTTCGGAACGAACCCTTGCTCCGAGATTATCCTTCGACCAAATCAGTTCTGCAACCTTACAACCGTCGTCGTTCGTGGAGAAGACAATATTGACGACCTCAAGAAGAAGGTTGAAGCTGCAACTATCTTGGGAACTTGGCAGTCTACCTTGACTAACTTCCAGTACTTGAGAGACGAATGGCGAAAGAACACCGAGGAAGAGCGTCTATTGGGAGTTTCCATGACCGGTCCATTCGGTAACAAGTGGCTAAACTTCGGAGTCAGCAAGGACGCAACTGAGATTGCTCTGACACTCCTCAAGAAGGTCGCCATCAAGACGAATGCGCGGGTTGCCGATGAAATTGGTATTAATCGCGCCGCTGCAATCACCTGTGTTAAGCCTGAAGGAACGACAAGTCAGCTTACCTTGACTTCATCCGGACTTCACGCATGGCACAACCCGCATTACATCCGTACCGTTCGTGCAGACAAGAAGGACCCACTAACTCAGTTCATGATGGACGCGGGTTACTACTGGGAGGATGACGTAATGAACCCAGAGCAGACAGCAGTCTTCTCATTCCCAATTGCTGCACCTGAAGACGCCATTACTCGCAATGACCTAAAGGCCATTGAGCACCTAGAGCTATGGATGTCTTACCAGCGATACTGGTGTGAGCACAAGCCATCTGTCACGATTTACGTCAAGCCAGATGAGTGGGAAGAGGTTGGTAATTGGGTTTACGAAAACTTCGATGAAGTTTCTGGGGTAAGTTTCTTGCCACACAGTGAACACACGTACCAGCAGGCACCTTACCAGGACATTACCGCCGAGGAATTTGCGGAATGGACTTACAAGGTTCCACACACTGTGGATTGGTCATTGCTTTCTGTATATGAAACCAGTGATTCAACGACAGGAACTCAGGAATTGGCCTGTGCAGCAGGAGCTTGCGAAGTAGTAGATGTAAAGGCTTCATGAAACAACCCCGGCTCGGAATGAGCCGGGGTTTTTCGTTGTTGCATCATAATAGGTATAGGAAGATACTGTAATCAAATGGAAGGAGGAAATTCTATGTCAGAAAACGTAAACGAAGAAGTACCAGCAGACATCGATGACGATAGTCTAGACGACTCCGTATCCGATTTGCTCGGAAAGGACATTCCTGAAGTAGAACTTCCTGACTATAACCCAGACGACGCAGAATTCGAGGATGATGCAGATGCCGACAACTAAGTACACAGACTTGGCAACACACCTTCGTTCATGGGGACTCAAGGTTCAGGAAGTCAGCGGATGGCAGACACGTTCATCTAACTGGTCAAAGACATTTGCACCACGCGGTGTAGTATGTCACCACACGGCAGGACCAACAGCAGGCGGAAACTACCCAAGCTACGACACCGTTTTGAACGGTCGTAGGGACTTGGCAGGACCGCTTTCCCAGTTCGGACTTGGCCGTGACGGAACGGTAATTATCTTTGCCGGTCACCGTGCAAACCACGCGGGTGTTGGTGGTCCACTCGTCGGTATTCCAGAGGATTCAGGAAACGCTTACCTTTGGGGTATTGAGGCTGAGAACTCCGGTACCCAGGCTTGGCCAGCAGTTCAGCTACAGGCTTATTACCGTTTGTGCGCAGCACTAGCAACTTACGCCAAGGCTCCATTCCCAGCAAGCCGAGTAATCGGTCACAAGGAGTGGGCTCCAGGTCGTAAGGTTGACCCAGGTGGAATCAATATGGACGGTTTCCGTGCACAGGTTCAGAAGGCTATTGATGCCGGAAAGCCAGCACCAACTTCAACGGCTCTTCCAAAGACCGGTCCAAAGATTGACTGGCTTGGTAACCCTAAGTACGGAATGGGACCATACGAGGATGGTCGTTGGACTCGTGGACCAGTGCCACGTCACCCACTCTACCTATCTACAATCTACAAGGCAATTGCCATTGAAACCGGCAAGCGCAATGATAGCTTGGACGTTTGGGAGACCGCTCACCGCCAGAAGGTCTGCGCATCACTTGCATACCTTGTTCGCCTAAAGAGTGCAAAGCCGCACAGGAGCATTACGAACCTCACAAAGCAGGTTCAGACGTTGTGGCTTGACATTCGTTATGGTGACAAGACCTACGGTTACTTCGACCGTCACATGCTCGACCTCTTGACCAGGCGTCAGGGTTGGTCATTCTGGGATGGTCCACGAAGTGACAACGGTATCCAGTAAGGATACCCCTTAAATGTCGCGAGTCCGAGGGGACAAGCGACCACGGGCGACGCTTTCGTGCGTTCGTGCCTTAGGATGATGTAGTTACCGGCTGAGGGCCACCTTCGGGTGGCCCAAAGCTGTTTTATGGTAGAATTAAACCAAATGACTTATGTTTACCACATCCTTCGGGATAATCCAATTGCTGTCTATCCACTAGACAGTGGCGTGACAGATGTGTCTGGATTCAATCGCGATGGGGCTATTACTGGAACACCAACCGTTGACCGTCCACTAGCTGCTCGGGGCATTGCCTCACAGTACTTGGATGCAGCGGGCTTCACGTATCCCATCGAAGACATCATGATGGAGACGAAGGAGCTAAAGTCATTTAGCCTAGAGGCGTGGGTAAAGCCACATAATGCAACTGGTCTGGGCAATATCCTAGCTAGAGACACTTCCGGATTGTTCATTGACGAAGGAATTCTATTCTTTCAAGTGGCTTCTCCTACTGTCATCACCAGCGTCGAGTACGAATGGTTGGATGTAGGAAGAACGGCTCACATCGTTGGAGTCTACGATACCAACGACATTTACCTTTACGTTAATGGCGAAGTAGTCGCCTCTGCCACCGTAGATGATACATTGTTGGCAGACGGATTCATGGACACCAATGCCACTCTAATCACAGATACCAGCGGTTCAGCAAAGATGACCGTTGACACTGTGGCTGTATACAATTACGCATTGTCAGCAAACACTATTCGTTCCCACTACTCAGTTGGAACTTCATATCCTCGCGTATACGACATTTCACGCGGCAATGGTGCTCACGTCTACACTATGAACGCTAACAACGCCGATGTCTACCTAGCATTGGATATTGATACTGATACAGAGTGGACAGATGCTAGCTATGTGAATTGTGGCTCTGTTGATGGTGAGCTAACCAATCTTACTGACCCGACAACCGGCGATTATGCGGCGGGTGTGTGGGAGAAGGCAATCTCCTTTCCAGCCGATACCGGCGTAATCCTCTCAGGCTCATCCTTGACCTGGAAGGCATCACCAGGAATTGTTGTATCTACAGCCCTCAATGACGATTCTTACGCAGTTCTAGCCAATGGCGGTGAACCGCTAGTCGGACTAGATATCACGACCGACCAAACATTGAAGATTAAGGTAGAGATTCCAGCGGGCACAGACCCATCAGTCGTGAAGTACATGCTCTTCAGGGCATATAAGTCAAAGGCTGTCAAGGGAAGCGACGGAGAAGTATTAATGACTCTTACCAACGAAGACAGCATTGACTTGGATGTCTTTGGATACAACCCTGTCGAGTTCAATGACTACGGCGGAATGACCATTGCGTCACCGGCCAGCATCTCAATTGCTGAAGACCTGAACTTCGGCGGCTACGTAGCAGTGGAGTTCTCAATCTTCCTATCAGCAAATGCCATTAGCAAGACTCTATTCTCAGCCGGTACAAAGACGATTACAACCAACGCCTCAGGACAGTGGGTTCCAACGAACCTGACTCTTGTCGTAGATGGAGTTCAGATTAGCGCGGCAACCACTATTGCATTGAACCGCTGGCATCACGTCGTGGCCTTCTTCACCGAAGAAACCGATGCCATGACTTTCCTAAACGGTGTTGCAAGTCGGCTAGGATACCTTGCCACTTATACATCGCAGATGTCCGATATGGATTTGGCCGGGGCACAGAATCTCTACAACAACTGGGTTGGAGCACCAGCTTTGCAGCTTATCGATGATGACGTTGTGACCATTTCTGAGTTCGAGGCTAAGGGTTACTCCTATGACTGGGCAATTCAGCCTGCCGGTTAACACATACCGGTCACATAAAGGCGATTTTGGTACACGACTCTGCCAAATTTGCCTTGATAACCAATAAGGAATACAATAAGAACTATGAAGATGAAGCTTACGGGCAAGTCAATTGTTGATGACCCGAATGTAAAGCACGGAGTTTGGTGCTGGCAAATGCCAGACGGCTCCGTCGTTATGGACGAAGACCGCAACTGGCTAATCACCGTTGGATACAAGGGTGATACCACAGCGGCAATCACGCTTGCCAAGGCAGTTCGTTCATACGGAATTACCGAAGGAAGGCCGGTTTTCCTTGAGGGACGACGCCCAATTACTGATGAGGAGTATGAGCGTCAGAAGTTCCGCATGTCTCTCGGTCTAACACCAGACCCAGAAGATGTCGGAGCCATCATGGACGACCTAAAGAATGGTACAGTCTAAGCTAGCGGGCTCACGGAAGCCACACACGACCACTCCAGCCGAACCATATGAGATTGAGGTCTCACTAGGTTCGGTTGTTGAGCGTGTCGCACCAGCAGATGAGACTGACGTATTCGCAAAGTCCGTTAAGGAATTCCGCGAATACGATGGAGTCAATCCAAACATGAAGCGCAAGGCCGCTCGTTTGGAAAAGGCTCAGCGAGGAGCCGGTGGTGCCGAGACCAAGCGTCTTGAGCGCGAAGACAACCAGACCGGTTATTCACTATTTGATGTAGTGCTCCCTCCTTACAATCTAGATTATCTAGCAGCACTATACGAGAAGTCTTCACCACACGCAGCAGCCGTTAAGGCCAAGGTAAACAACATTGTTGGTCTTGGCTATGACTGGGTTGAGTCCGACGAGACCAAGCAGAAGATTGACGGTGCCGAGGGTGACGAAGAGAAGCTAAAGCAGATTCGTCGCAAGCTCGACCGTATGCGCCGGGTTATGCAGGATTGGATTGATTCTTGCAATGAAGAGGATGACTTCCTTGAAATCATGCGTAAGGTCTGGACTGACTACGAGACAACCGGAAACGGCTACCTAGAAATTGGTAGGACTGTTACCGGTGAAATCGCATACCTTGGTCACATTCCTTCCACTACAATGCGTATTCGTAAGAAGCGTGACGGATTTGTTCAGATTATCTCTAACAGAGCCGTCTTCTTCCGTAACTTCGGAGACACCAAGACTACCGACCCAGTAGGTAATGACCGTCGTCCAAACGAGGTTATCCACTTCAAGAAGTACTCACCTACGAATGGCTATTACGGTGTTTCCGACATCATGTCAGCAATGCATGCCGTAACTGGTAATGAGTTCTCTGCTCGATTCAACCTTGATTACTTTGAGAACAAGGCTGTTCCACGATACGTCATTGTCACCAAGGGTGGAACGCTATCTCCACAGGCAGAACAGCGACTTATTGAGTTCTTCCAGACGACAATTAAGGGTAAGAACCACCGCACCCTCTACGTACCTCTGCCAGCAGACGAGCCAGACAAGAAGGTCTCCTTCGAGATGCAGCCGGTCGAAGCCGGTACTCAGGATGCATCCTTCATGAACTATGACAAGTCAAACCTCAATTCAATTCTCATGGCTCACGGAGTCCCTCTTAGCAAGGTAGCCGCCAGTGCCGGGGTTTCTCTTGCAAATAGCCGTGACTCCGATAAGACATTCAAGGAGCAGGTCTGCCGTCCTGACCAGAAGATTGCTGAGAACAAGCTTCACAAGATTGTGAAGGAGAAGACCAACATCTTCTATCTCAAGCTGACCGAAATGTCACTTACCGATGAGGACACTCAGTCCAAGATTGACGAGCGTTACTTGCGTCTTGGAACCGTTGTTCCAAACGAGGTTCGTGCACGTAAGGGACTTCCTGGAATCAAGGGTGGCGACAAGCAAATTGAAATGTCTCCACAGATGAAGGCCGAGCAGGCAGTTCAGATGGCTCAGTCCCGAGTTCGTGACCAGCAGCGTACGGCAAATGCGACGGATTCTCGTGGAGAAGGTCGCGCAACTCAAGGCGAAGGAAGGACTCCGGGAACGGAGTAATGCATGAGCGAAATTGAAAGGCAAAGAGACAAGCTAGCCAAGCGGCTAAGTCAGCCAATCAATACAGCAGCCATTGTCATTATGGGCGTCTACACATTCCTTTGGGGATTGTGGGTCGGCAATCCATTCTGGAGCACCTTCGATGAATCAAAGCAGTTTGATTGGCTTGCCGAGGTAGCTCCCGAGTGGTTCTGGGGTATTGTCGCACTATCAGTTGGTGTCGTGATGTGTTACGGAGTGGTCAGGAATTCATTCCGCTCATTGAGCGCGGGCTCTTTGGTTGGAACCTGCTACTGGGGGCTTATTGCAACAGGATATTACATTGGAGATTGGAGAGATACAGCGGGTCTTACCAAGACCATGATTTGTCTCTACTGTGCATACATCTTTTTGAACATTAGGATGAATCGCAACAGGCTAGTTGACTGATTTTGGCTTTTGAAAACAAACTGCTGTATATTACAAACATGGAGCTAATGAAGTCTAAGTGGACAACAGATGGAGATAACTTCCAAATCTCAATGCCACTTTCCAAGGTCGATGTCGAGAAGCGAACCGTTTCCGGTTGGGCATCTCTAGACAACCCTGATTTGCAGGGTGATATCGTCTTGGCTGAAGCTAGCCTAATGGCCTTCAAGAGATTCAAGGGCAACATTCGAGAAATGCACCAGCCAATTGCTGTTGGACGCATGCTCGATTACCGACCAGATTCCTACTACGACTCAGAGACGCAGAAGTTCTACAACGGAATTTGGGTTGAGGTCTACGTATCCAAGGGAGCGCAGGATACTTGGGAGAAGGTTCTTGACGGAACCCTCCGAGCATTCAGCATCGCCGGTCCAATTAATGATTCAGAGATGGAGTTCAGCAAGGATGCAGGACGACCACTTCGAATCATCAAGGACTACGACCTTGTTGAGCTATCCCTTGTTGATGCTGGCGGAAACCAGCTTGCTAACGTAATGAGCTTTTCCAAGGTAAACGGAGAACTTGTTATGAAGGGCATGATGGTTGATAACCCAACTGAGAATGTCTTCTACTGCGACAAGCACGATGAAGGCATTGCAAAGACTACCACCGAAGATTCTGCTCAGTGCCCTGAGGGACACAACATGAAGAACATCGGATGGTTCGAATACAGCAACGATGTCGAGAAGGCCGCGAAGGTCACCGAGGTTATCGCTGAATTCACTAAGGTAATCGTCAACGATGAAGGAGGTGTAAACGTGGCAGACGAAAAGATTGAAAAGCAGGCTCCAGATGTTGAGCTTAACCCAGGTGTTCCAGCCGAAGAGGAGGGAGCAGAGGTTGAGGCGGCAGAGGAGACCGCAGAGACGACCGAAGAGGCACCAGCAGAGGAAGCTGTTGCAGAGGAGGCAGAAGCCACTCCTGAGGTTGGCGAAGAGCAGGATTTCGAGAAGATGTTTGATGACCTTAAGGGTGCAATTACCGAGGGTCTAAAGAAGTCAGAGGAAGCAGCACGCGCAGAGCGTGAGGCTCAGGCAGCAGAGTTCGCAAAGAAGTTTGAGGACATGCACACCGAATTCTCTGAGCTTAAGAAGACTGTCGAGAGCATCAAGGGCGACATCGATTCTGTAGAAAAGAGACTTGGTAGTGTCGAGAACGACACTGCTGTAAAGAAGTCCGGAGACCTTGGCGGGTCAACGGTAGATGAGAAGTTGGAGAAGTCCAACAGGTCATCCAAGTGGGGCGGCACTTTCCTCAACGCTTCAGAGCTAGACTAATTCAAATTTAACGGAGGTGAAACATACAATGAGTAACGAAATGCTAGAAAAGGTAATTCGTACCACGGAAATCGGTGCCGGTGGAGGTCTTCTCAACCCTGAGCAGAGCAACA